TGGTGAAACTATAACCGGGTCAAGCAGTGCTGCCAGCACAACGATCAGTGCAGATCCAGATCTTTCGGATGTGCAATCATCTGTTGATGTTCTTGAGGCTGTTATCCGTAGAAGTGGATCTGACATAAGTATCAGCAGAGTTAGTCGCGGTGACTATCTGGACATACCAGACAAAACAGACCAGGGCAGACCTTCTGAGTTTTTTGTAGATCGACAGATAACGCCAACGATCACCACTTGGCCCTCGCCAGAAAACTCCACTGATCAACTCATTTACTACAGAGTTCGTCGTATACAAGACGCTGATGCTGGAGTTAACACGGCAGATATTCCGTTTCGTTTCTTGCCTTGTCTTACGGCTGGGTTGGCTTACTACATTTCAATAAAAAGATCGCCAGATCGAGTTCAGCTTATGAAGGCGATATACAACGAGGAGTTTGATCGTGCAGCGTCTGAAGATGCTGAAAGAACTTCTTTGTATTTGGTTCCTAGTTATTCTTCTGTGAGTATTTGACATGCCTAGATACGCCGCAGGAAAATACGCAAAAGGGATTTCAGACAGGTCTGGTAGAGCCTATCCGTTGCGCTCAATGCTTCTTGAGTGGAACGGCAGTCTTGTAGGCCCCGATGAATATGAGTCAAAGCAGCCGCAGTTAGAGCCCCGTCGAGTTCGAGCGGATCCGCAGTCTTTGCGTGTAAGTCGTCCAGCCCGAACAGAACCAGCGATTGAAGTTTTGTTACCGTTCAATTCATTCAAGTCTGGAACTAGCGGTTCTGCCGTGATTACTGTGACTGAGGTAAGTCACGGTCGCACCACTGGAGACACGGTCAGGTTCAGAAGTGTTGAGGCTTTTGATGGTTTTACAGAGGCTGTTCTAGAAAGTTCTTCTGGTTACAGCATCACCAAAGTTGATGATAATAACTACAGTTTTACCGCAAGCAGCGGAACAGCTACAGCGGGTAACGTGAAAGGTGGCGGCGGCTTTGCATCTGCCGGTCCCGTAACGGTGAGCGCATAATATGGCCTATACATTTACAACATTGAAAACAGCGATACAGGATTACGTGCAAAGCACGGAGACCACTTTCGTTAGTCAACTCCCCAGATTTATAATTAACGCTGAAGAGCGCATCTTGAAAGAATGCCAGTTAGATGTTTTCAGAAAAAATGTTTCTGGCAACATGACATCCGGTAATCAATACCTTTCAAAACCAACAGACTTTTTATCTCAGAACTCTTTGAGTGTAATCAACAACTCAAGCAAAGAGTTTCTTTTGTATAAACAGGTAACGGCGCTTCAGGATTACACCCCAAACCCAGCTACGACAGGCACGCCAAAATATTATGCCGATTGGGATAACACAGCCTTTTTAATAGCTCCTACACCAGACGCAGCATATGACGTAGAGCTTCATTACTTTTACAGACCTACGTCTATCACTGCCACAGATGACGGCACGAGTTATCTAGGAACAAACGCTGAGTTAGCTTTGCTATACGGGAGTTTGGTTGAAGCCTACACCTTTCTGAAAGGTGAGCCGGATCTCATGAACTTGTACAACGGCAGATTTCAAGAGGCCCTTCAGTGGCTGAAGAACTTGGGTGAAGGTTTACAAACACGAGATCAATATAGGTACGATAGACTACGGAGGGATATTGCCTGATGTTGGATTCACAAAGCCAAGCGGGTGCGGCGAATCCTCTTGTGTTTACGACAACGGACAGAGGTCATTCGCCAGAAGAAATGGCAGAGATGGCCCTGAATAAGATAATGAGTGTTTCGGAAGATGCACCGCCTGTCATACGAGAACAGGCGTATGCTCACAGACAACGCTTGAAAGAAGTGTTAATCTTTTACATGAAACGCATGTGTCAAAGCGAAAGGACGACCATCTGGGCTCTGATGAAAAAACAGGGTCACGAGGACGTGGCTGAGATTATAAGGAGACTGTAATGGCTATTGGTTCATCCGCAATATGCGGAACTTTTAAGCGAGAAATACTCGCTGGCATACACTTTTTCACTCAGCATACTAGAACAGGATCTAGTGCTATTGCAGCAGACACGTTCAAGATTGCGATGTTTACCAACAGTGCATCCATAGACGCTGACACCACAGGGTATACCACGAGTAACGAAGTAAGCGGAACAGGTTATTCTGCTGGTGGTGCGGCGCTAGGCAGTGTGACCTTGGGTTTAGCAGACAACAGCAGTTCTGTCCCCACGTCTTTTCTGGATTTTGCGGATACAACATTTTCGTCATCCACTATCAGCAATGCCAGAGGCGCGTTGATATATAACAGCACGCTTAGTAGTGCGGGAACGGGCGCGACGACAAATCACGCGGCAGATCCTGCGGTTGCTGTCCTTAATTTTGGCGGAGATAAATCATCAAGCGCCGGAGACTTTACAATTCAGTATCCAGCGAATGATGCCAACAATGCGATAATACGGATTTCGTAATGTCTTTAATTACTGGCTGGAATAGAGGCACTTGGAACTCTGGAGCGTGGAATAGTCCCGCTCCGGTTGAACTGACAGGTGTGTCTGCAGCCAGTGCGGTAGGGTCCGCTGTCGTAAGTCTTCCTGTTACTGTGAGTGTAACGGGTGTGTCTGCGACTAGTGCAACGGGATCGCCATCGGTACTCGTCCCGGTTACGATAAGCGCGACAGGAGTTTCTTCGGCCAGTGCGATAGGATCTCCAACGATAATCACAAACTCTTTGATTTCAGCCAGTGGTTTATCAGCGGCGACTGCTACGGGATCTGTTCAGGTAAACTTCGCGTTCTCTGTCACCGGAGTGTCTGCTACGGCTACAGTCAACACTGTAAATATTTGGACTGAGATAGATTCATCCCAGACACCAAATTATTCAACAATAAACTCATCGCAAACGCCGAACTACGTTGAAATAGCGGCATAGGAATACGGTCATGGCTTCTTCTTACACAACCAACTACGGTATTGAAAAGATTGGATCCGGTGAACAATCCGGAGCGTGGGGGACCACCACCAATCACAACTTGGATATCCTTGACAGGATCGCTTCGTTCAAGGCGGTCGCAATCTCAGGATCTACGCACACACTGACTGTTCGAGAAGCTTCGCCTGATTCCGGCACAGAGAACCTTCAAGACGGAATGTTCCGAGTAATTAAGTTTACGGGTGCTTTGGGTGCAAACAACACGGTGACAATAGCGCCCAACACCACAACGGCGTATTTTATCTTCATAAACGCCACTACGGACTCTGGATCTAGTGGGCCGTACTCGGTCATTCTTTCTCAAGGATCTGGTGCAAACATCACGGTGGCAAATGGAAAGTCAGCCATCGTGTTCTGTGATGGCGCTGGTTCTGGTGCGGCTGTCGTAGATGCCGTAGAGAACCTCCAGCTTGCTACGCTCACTGCTTCCGGAGATGTCACAGCAAGTGGCACCTTCAATGCTTTAGGCGATACCTCCGCTGGTGACAGTGCTTCAATGGGTTTTACTGCCTCTGAAGGTTTGATCCTGACGGGCCAGGGTAGCACGAATGACGTTACAATTAAGAACGACGCAGACGCAGACGTAATTACGATTGCAACAGGTGGCACTAGCGTTGACATTGTAGGGGATGTAACTGCTTCCACCGTGAACGCTGACGGTGATACTTCTGCTGGCGACAACGCTGCGATGGGGTATACGGCTGCGGAAGGTTTGATCCTAACCGGACAGGGTAGCACGAACGATGTCACCATTAAGAATGACGCAGATGCGGACGTTCTTACAATCGCAACGGGCGGCACCAGCGTCGATATTGTGGGTGACGTGACAGCCGCTACAGTAAACGCGGATGGCGACACTTCTGCCGGCGACAACGCCGCGATGGGTTACACCGCAGCGGAGGGCCTCATCCTCACAGGCCAAGGCTCGACCAACGATGTCACGATCAAAAACGATGCCGATGCTGACGTTATTGAGATACCTACAGGCACCACAAATGTGACGGTTGCTGGTCAGCTTAACGGTGGCACAATTATTCTTGCTGAAACGGATACAGATACGTCGAACACTGGCAGCGTGACGATTGACTTCTCGGCTCACCAAAACTTCGTGCTGACGCTTACAGGCAATGTGACCTTGGCTAATCCATCTACGGAGTCAGTGGGACAGGCTGGAGTGTTTGTGTTTATTCAGGATGGCACGGGTTCGAGAACTCTAAGTCTGGGGACAGACTACGAGACTGTTGGCGGTGCTGGCATCACTCTTAGCACCGCAGCAAATGCGGTTGATGTCGTTCCGTATTTTGTTAAGGCTTCTGGTAGTATTCAACTTGGCGCACCACAACTGGCATTCAGCTAATGACTATGTTTGGCTCACAATGGCTGGCTAACCCTGATACGGGGTACACAATCGATCAGTCGATCCGGTTTAATAAATCGGCCAGTGCTTTGATGTCTCGTACATTTGGCACACCCACAGATCGCAACAAATTTACCTATGCCTTTTGGATGAAAGCGGGTAGCGAAAGCAATGGCTATTGCTTGGAAACCAA